CTGTTATTTTTAAACAGGTGGCTTCAGTGATGGGTGGGTTTTTTAAAAAGAAGCCAGACCCAACCACTCCTGCCGATGGTCCTTCAATCGAAGTCATCGCAAAAGAGTGGGCAGATCTATACAAGATTTGTCACGGTGCTAAGTTATATGACGCTTGTGAAAAATTGGACGAAGCTTGGATGCTGCTTAGAAAAAAGGAGAGAGAAGAGAATGGGGGAAAATAATTCAGAAGAGCAGTTCGGCTCAGGTTGGATTTCCTCCACAATTGTCTCAAAGCTTCTAAGTGAAATTGATATGCCAAGAGAGAATTTTGACAAGATTATCGCGATTGTTAATTCATTCAGCGACCTTGTTGAAATTAAAGAGGGTCCAAGAGGGCGTTCTATTAAACTAAAAAAAGACATTACTATCTACATAGATAAGTAATAATTTAACGCCCACCCAGAGTACAATTCTTTGGGTGGGTATTTTTTTTTGCACAGAGATAAGCACCATGTATGAATTCAAAAAATGCGATAATTGTAACAGAATGTTGAAAAATAGTGACAAAGTAACTGTTATAATACCAGAGGTAGAGGTGGAAGGCCGATACAGAAAAGGGGCAGAGGGCTTCAGACTCAAGCTGTCAAATGATGGGATTGAGATCAGAACAGCAAAGGTGTACTGCCAAAAATGCTTGGATATAAAAAGATATTTCTTAGATAAGGAAGAGGAACAATAATGCCAGAGTATAGTTTTAAGTGCGAAAAATGCGAAGAGTCATTTTCAGACTTCTTTAGTCTAAAGGATTATGACGCATTGATTAAGAAGGTGAAATGCCCATCTTGCAAAAGCAAAAAGGTCTATAGAGATTTTCTTGGAGACAATGTTGTTCCTAACTACATTAAAGGTGTTCATGAGGCAACGACATTGGGCGAGTTGGCAGACAAGAGAAGTAAGAAGTTAGGTAGAAGGACTGTTGAAGGAATTAAACAGGACCAGAAAACAAAGAAAAAGAATACTCTTGAGAAAAAACTTCCAGAAGGAATGACTATTTCAAAGTATGAAGATACAGGCAGACTTTCTAAATCAGAAGTTGACAAAAAAAGGAAGAAATAAATGAGTGAGTTTGTAATTAATCAGGGAAACAAAAAGGACGATAGCCTTTCAGTAAAGGCTTATACTTTCTGGGGTATGCATGAATCAGAAGATTCCCAAGGGTTTCCTATGTTGGATTTGCAAGATGATGATGACATCTTCACAATTCCAAATGTTTATGCAGCAGAAGTTTCAAAGGGTGCTAAGACGACCTACTATGTCAAACGTGGCAAGTATGGAAAGCTTTACGATCCTATTGGAATGTACAGCGAAGGAACACAAAAGAATCAAATGAGACATGCAGGTAAGCCAGAGTGGTCTTTGCAGACGACAAGCAGACTTGTGTTTGACCAGTATACAAAATATTTAAAAACTAAAAACTCCGCTTGGCTTAATAACGCAGAAAGGGAAGTAGTATGACTAAGGGTAATAAAATTTCAGATGTTGAAATCTACTGTATTGAAAAGATGACTCTAGAAGGAAAGTCTGTTGATGAAATTTCTGACTTTCTAAACAGAGATGCAAGAACAGTAAAGAAGTATTCTGATAATGTTGAAGTTCCAGAAGTTGAAGAAGTCGTGGCAGAAGAATCTGTTGCGGAAGAGGGTGAAGAGCGATATGCTAAACCAAATAAGAAAACCACTCACTTTCTTCATGAGACAGGAGAGAAGGGAAATAAGGGAGTTACAATTATGACTCCAAATGAATCATCTAGAGCAGATGAAACAAGATCCCTGCGTCTTTCTCAAAACACTAAAAGGAATATTCATAAGATTTCTAACGATGAGTAAAAACCAAACTCAAAAATCTAAATATCCGTCTAGATATTCTCCTGAGCAGTTCGTACATGCTGCTCAATACATTACAGAAGTTATCTGTGAAAAGAAAGCCCAAACAGAAAAGAAAGAACTCCCAATCAAGTTTTGGGAGTTGAAGGAATGGGGCAAATTCTACAAGTACCAAATAACTTTAGCTAATAAGCTATTGAAGAAGTATGGCGAACATGCTATAATAGCTGCATTAAGAGACAAGAGAATGTGGAAAACATATTCTTTACGAAGTCCGTTTCTTGAGAATGTTATTAAGGAATATAAGGAAAAAGAAAAAGTCGCAGCAGAGATTGCTAAGAAAGTCGAGTATGATTTTTCAGAGAAGCAAACCTTTGAGACTAGCAATAAAAAGAAATCTATCATTTCAAAACTAGAGGATCTTGAATGACACAGACAGATATTATTAAGGAATACGGCGATGTTCTTTTGGATGCATCGCATATTGTTGAGAACCCTCCACCAATCATTTCCGTCAGTCCTAAGATTGATATTGCTTTAGGAGGTGGAGTGCCAGAAGGTTGCCTGTTTATCATGACAGGTCCAGAGAAGATTGGTAAAACTGTACATGCTTTGCAGTTTTGCAGAAATGCACAAAAGGTTCAAACAGAGAATAAGAAAGATAGAAATATCTACTATGGTAATGTTGAAGGCAGGCTAAAGAAGCGTGACTTGGAAGGTATTAGAGGTCTTGACTATTCATCAGAGAACTTCAAGGTAGTTGGCTCTACCAAAGGAAACATTCTTTCTGGTGAAAAGTATCTGGGAATCTTTGATAACATTATCCATAATGAGCCACATGCAGTTTGTGTCATTGACTCTTTCTCTGCATTGGCAGCAGAAGCAGAACTGGTTGCAGACATTACAGATACGCAAGTCGCTGCCATGAATCGCTACCTTAGTAAGTTTACCAGAAGGTTTGCAAACGTGCTTCCAATCAACAGGGTTACGCTTGTAGGTATTACTCACCTTATGGCTAATATCCAGAAGTTTGGTGCTGGTAAAACTAAAGTAGAGAAGTCAGGGAACGCATTGAAATATGCACAGGATGTAAAATTGTGGGCTACTCACAAGCAACCTCTCATGCAGGGAGAGACACAGATTGGTCAGAAGGTCAACTGGGTTGTTGAGAACTCTGCTATTGGTGCGCCGGGACAGAAAGTTACGAGTATTATTAAATATGGGCATGGTATCTGGAATGAATATGAGCTTGCAGAACTAGCCAAAGACTTTGGTGTTGTTGAAGGCAAGACTTGGATTACACTTCCAAACGGTGAAAAGGTTCAGGGTATGTCGAACTTTGCCACCTACCTAGAAGATAACCCATCGTACTATGATGATCTCAGGCAGCAGGTTTTTGAAATGATTGGAATGGGATGAAAGTAAAAGATTTATATGGTAATACTTCTAACTGGAAACTGAAGGGTGATATAGTTAGTGCTTCTGATAACAGAAGAAGATCACAGCTTCATGTCAATGCTAGAAAGATATTATATGATCTTTTCCCTACCATTCAGATCCTAGAAGAAGTACCAATTAACGCAAGGCCGGGGAAGACCCAGTTCTTGGACTTCTATATCAATAAGATCAAACTTGCTGTTGAAGTTCATGGTCAGCAGCATTATAAATTTAATACTATGTTCCATGCATCGGCCCAAGATTTTATAAATCAAAGGAAGAATGATGCGGACAAGAAGGACTGGTGTGAGTTAAACAACATAACTTACATAGAACTACCCTATAATGAAAAGGAAGAGGAATGGCTGAATCGGATAACACACCGCTAGGTAGGATGACCAAGATTGATGAAATACTAGATGAGTATGAATCATCAATAGGTCTATCAAAGTTTACAGAGAAAGCCATAGATGACGAAGCTAAAAAATATCTTTCTATGGACAGGACTCAAATAGAAAAGCTAAGTATCCAAGAGTGTGGAGAAGCAGCACTGATGCTTGGTGGTCTTTCGTTCCATATCCAGAGGTGCTTCAATAGAGAAATGTCAAGGGTCAACTGGGCAGACAATCTTCTAAAGAAAACTATTGCTGGCGAAGAACTGCAATACAGAGGCTCTTGGGAAAGTCAATATAATCAAGCTGTAAAGCATAATGATTATGCAAATGATTTATTAAAGCTAAAAAATTACGCCAAGCAAAGAGCAGACAGATTAACATACCTTGCATCTTCTGCTAAGAACATGAGCGATTTATATAAAAACCTACAAATGGCAAAGGCTATGAAATGAGTAAAAAAGATTTAATTGCTAAACTACTTAACAAGCTTAGTGAAGAAGAACTAGCAGAACTTCTTTCGGATGACTCATCGGAATCACAGGACGATGGCAGACATGTTATCAAGCGAAGAGGTTCTGGACACAGCAAGAAGAATAGAAAATCTAAGAAAACTGCTAAAGCCAAGCGTTCAACAACAGATCAGGGGTCTGGAAAAGGTTCCGGTTGCAGAACTCAGCAGATGGATCTTGGCAAAAGAAAAAACAAGTTTGAAGATTTTATGACTAACATCTCTTTGGATGCCAGCGAATCAAGAGAGCTTGCACAGGCTTCTAAGGATGATGAAACTTTGAGAGAAACCCTAAAACCTAGACGAAAACAGAAAAGACAGAGTACACTTATTGAGGTAACATGTTCGTCTTGCAACAAAGACTTTACCGTTTCTAGGTCAATTGTTGCGAGTGCGGATAGATGGAAATGTAATTCTTGTTGTTGTTCTGGGAGATAATTAATGATTTTGTCTGATCCTGCTGCGGAACGCGCTGTACTTGCTGGTGTATGCAAGTTTGGCACAGAAGCCTATTATGACGTTGCAGACCTATTAAATGAAAACACTTTCACTGTTGATTCAAATTCTGTTATTTATACATGCGTCAAGAAACTATTAGACGAGGACGACACAAGAGTTGTCGATGTCGCGTCTGTTCTTTCTGCCGCTAAGGAACTTGGTCTTGATGGATTCTTTGCAAATAACAATGAACTGTCACATCTAAGTGCTATTCTAAAGTTTCCTGTAGCTTTCCAAAACATTAGAAAGTTTGGTGCTAAAATCAGGAAGCTGCAAATTGCTAGAATGATGTATGACCAGCTTGAAGTAACCAAAGAGAAATACACCCACATTAAAGGCGATGAGCCTATTTCCCAAATCCTTGGCATGGCAGAGGAGTCAATCTTTGATTTCACATCTCTGTTAAACGATTCGGATGATGCTCCTGAATTGTTGTTTGGTGATTTGGATGAGTACCTTGAAGATAAAGCAGAGAATAGAGTAGATCAGATTGGGATTCCAACTGGTTTCAATAAATACGACTTTGCTATTGGGGGTGGTCTTCGTAAAGGTACTGTAAATGTTATTGGAGCTAGAACCAAAGTTGGTAAAAGTCTTATTGGTCTTAACATGGGTTTTGATATTGCAAAGCGCGGTATCCCTGTGTTGTATCTCGATACAGAGATGACAAAGAAAGATCAACAGAATCGTGGGGGTGCGATGTCGTCTTTTACCAATCATGCCAAGTCTAGCATTAACGAAATTGAAACTGGTAAATTTGCTGATAACCCATTCCAGAAGTCTGCCATTCTTGAACTCGCAAAAGAGCTAAAGAATATTCCTTTCTATCATAAGAATATTGGTGGAAGGGCTTTTGAGGATCAGGTTTCTATCATGAGGCGATGGCTTGCTAAAACTGTGGGACTGAACGCAGAAGGCAAGGCAAACGATTGTGTTATCGTCTATGACTATTTGAAACTTATGGAGGCTTCTGAGCTTGCAAAAACAGATCTTAAAGAATTTCAATTGTTGGGATTCATGATGACTTCCCTACATAACTTCGCACTGAGGTATGAGATTCCGATTCTTTCGTTCATCCAGCTTAACAGAGATGGTATCAACAAAGAGTCAACAGATGCAGCGAGTGGTTCTGATAGAATCATGTGGTTGTGTTCTAACTTTACGATCTACAAAGAGAAGTCTGATGAAGAAATGGCACAGGATGGTGTTTCAAACGGAAACAGAAAGCTTGTCCCAATTATCTCTAGACATGGTGAAGGTCTTTCTAGTGGAGACTATATTAATGTTGTTATGCAAGGAGCATACGCAAAACTTATTGAAGGTCCAACAGCCCAAGAATTAGCAAATAGCAGGAACTCAGCAGATGAACCAAACGACGAAGAAGACATCGCGTTCTAGTTTTAAATATAATGACCAAGCAAAGCTGAATGAATTAACCAGTATAGTTTGTGAAAACATTGAAGATCTTTATGACTACTTTGAAGTTGAATATCATAAAGGACAAAAGGTTTACTTCTCAAACTGTATGATTCATGGTGGCGATAATAAGTCTGCATTGAATCTATATTATGATGCTGACTACAGGGTTCATTATAAATGCAGGACTCATGGATGTGAGAAGCATTTTGGAACATCTCTATTAAGCATGGTGAGAGGCGCACTGTCGCGTGTTCAGTATGGATGGAGTGTTCCCGGTGATAGGATGGTCACATTTGAGCAGACAATCGACTTCCTATTAAACAGGTACAAGATTAGCTTTGGTCAAATGAAGGGAGAAGCCCTCAATGTTGGCAACCATGAGTTTTGTAAGGTTGTAAACAATCTTGGTGGAAACAAACTAAAGGGAACAATAGACAGAGAGTTTTACAGAAAGCGTGTAGAGATTCCATCGCAATACTTCCTTGGAAGAGGGTATAGTATCGAGGTGTTGGATGATTATGACGTTGGTACTTGTAAGACTTATGGAAAAGAGTTCTTTAACAGGTCTGTCGTTCCTATCTATGATGATGGTGGTGAATTGATCGTTGGCTTTACAGCTAGAAGTATTTTCGATCAATGTGAAAAATGTAAGTCATACCATGATCCTGAGAAAAACTGTTTTCATTTTCCTAAATGGAAGCACTCAAAAGGATTCCAGAAAGAAAAGTCATTGTATAATTTCTGGAGGGCTAAAGAACATATCCTAGAGACTGGCGTTATTGTAATCGTCGAATCGCCGGGGAATGTTTGGAGGCTAGAAGAAGCAGGTATTCATAACTCAGTTGCTTTGTTTGGTACTGTTCTAAATACTTTCCAGAAACAATTGATTGATGAGTCAGGTGCTTTGTCTATAATAGTTATAATGGACAATGATGAAAACGAGGCTGGTCAAAAGGCAGCGTTGAAGATAAAAGAACAATGTGAGAAATCTTACAGAGTTTACACAGTCGATATCAATAAACAAGATGTTGGCGAAATGAATACTAATGAAATAACAGAAGATATTAGACCTTGGATTGATAAGGCAAAGGAGATTTATAAATGACTCAGATCGTTGGATTTTCAGGCAAGAAGCAAAGCGGTAAAAATACCTGTTGCAATTTTATTGTGATGCTAAAGCTCATAGAAAATGGAGTTTGTAAGAAAGCAAAGATTGGCGATGATGGGCTGATTTATGTTTCAGATGTTTTTGGTGAATCAATTAAAGGTCAAGAGTATATCAAGTTTGACAACCCTGATATTAATACTGATGCTGTTCTAGAAACCCTTAATGAAGTTAAACTTTATGCCCTTGCTGATAAGCTGAAGCAAATGGCTGTAGAGGTGTTTGGACTTGAGCCTGAAATGGTATATGGAACAAACAAGCAGAAGAACCAAAAGACAAAGTTCTTATGGAGAGACATGCCCGGAATGGACCTTAATTTTAAGGCAACATATTCAGGTGAATCGGGAAAGAAAAAACAGATGACAGCAAGACAGTTCCTTCAATACATGGGAACAGAAGTGTTTAGAAATATGTACGAAGATATTTGGCTTGATTCAATGATGAGGCAAATAGAAAAAGACAACCCAAAACTAGCACTCGTTTCAGATGCACGATTTGATAATGAGATTCGTGGCATCCAAAAGAATGGCGGAATAGTTCTTGGGCTAACTAGAGATTTATTCAATTCAAAAGATACCCATGCTAGTGAGCAAGTTCAACTTGATCTTTGTGATAAGATTATCGACAATGAGAAACTTGATATTGCAGAACAAAACAAAGCGGTTTACCTTGCGTTAAAAGATCTAAACTGCAAGTATCTTACAGATCTAGGAGTGTAATATGGGGATGCCTATTGTTTACTTTAGGAGCAGTTCTTTTAATAGTCATAGGACTTGTCCTATGCAATTCTATAGCGAGTATATATTGGGACTGCGTGGACAGGGAGGTAAAAAAGCAGACAAAGGAACCATTACTCATAAGATTTTAGAAATTACTGCGCTATGCAAGAAAGCTGCTCAAGAAGGCAAGAAGATAATTGATGATGAAGATATTGGAGAAGTCTTCACAGATAATTATGAGCCAGAATACTTAAACTCCATTGGTGCTAGGGTTTATGAATATTATACAAACATGTTCAACTACCATACTGGTAAAAACGCTTGGACTAAAAAGGACTTTGAGGATTGTCTTAGCTGGGCTTGGAAAGCCTTGAAGTTTAGAGATGGAATGTACGACCCAAGGAAAAGAGATGTTGTTGATGCAGAACCTCACTTTGATTTTGAAATTGACAAGCCTTGGGCAAAGTATAATTATGAGGA